ACACCATTTGAATAATTTATAAAATCTGCATTACCTTTTCTGTCAGCTTGACCTATAAACATACAGTTATCAAAATATGATAAATCACAAGCATTAGAACCTATACAACCTACTTCTTCTGCTACAAAAAATACAACTTTTATAGAATTATAATCTTCAAGAAGCTGTAAACACATAAATACTCCTACTAAATCATCACCGCCTGTACCTGTTTGCTTTGGACCATCAAATGCTAACAAATAATCTCCATTTTGAAAAATGGTTTTATTTTCAGCATATTTATGAACTTGATCTAAATGACTTACTATACATGGGTAAAGATTAGCTTTACCTTTAGTAACATAAATATTACCATGTGTGTCATTTTCTATTTTTAACTTACCTTTCATCCTAAGATTCAAAGCTTCTAAATAAGCATTTAAAGTAGGAATTATTTGCTCCTGCTCTTTGTTAGACTCAGATTGCCACCCTAGAACCTCTATTAATAATTTTTCGTTAAACATTTTTTTTTAAATTAAATTTTGTTCTAAGTGAGTTGTTATAGATATTAAACCATTATCTGAATATACACGATATCTAGAGTCATTAACTATTAATCCATCATATAATTGATTAATAAGAGTTGTTGTTGATTCTGGAGTACTAGGAGTATTAACACTAATTATACCTCCTACCCCTAACCCCGATTGTAATTCAGGGCTGATGCCTAAAAGCCTAGCTGCTTCTATAGTATAAGGATTTTCTTCTGTTTCTTGCTCTGAATCTAAATCACTTTCACCCCAATCTATATCTTCATCTAAATCTTCATCAATATCATCATCAGCACTTTGTAGTGTACTAGGAGAATCTAATGTTACTGTATCAATTTTAAGAGTTGGTGCAATAAAAGGTGATATATCAACAAATCTTTTATCATATATTTTATTATCATAATAATAAACATTATTATTATCAATAAGTTCTCCAGATAAATCACAAGCAGCAAAGAAATTTAAGGCGTTTACAGATGCTTGCCTAGTAAATGCATTTACATATTGAAAATTATCTATATAAGGAAGATCATAACCACTAGTAATATTAGAGTGTTGTTGTATAGATGCAGCATATTTTACCGCTTCTGAACTATTTGCAATTTTAATAGGTAACCAATCTAAATTTACTTTATAGTTATCATTATACTCTTTAGTCCAGTTACCTGGGCCTTGAGATAATAAATTTTTAGTACCGTAAGATTCTCTATATTCATAAATATTTTTAATATCATTTTCTTTAGCATATCTATGAAATAAACTAATAAGCTTAGTATCTACAGTATAAACTCTATCCATAAATACAGTACCATCAGTAGTAGTAACTAATAATGCTCTAGCCATAATAGAATCTGTTTCACCTGCTTTCATAATAAGCAATTTAAAATTAGAATTATTTGCATAAAATTTTATAACATCACTTTTACTACTATCTCTCATACAAGAACTACCTAATTCACCAGTTGCTCTAAAATAGCTATTTTGAAGATAGTATTTTATAATATCATCACCACTAACTATAGATAATAAACTAGGGTTATAAGATGTTAACATTTTATTATATTCAATACAAGCATTAATAGTAGTTTCAGATATTTCTGGAAGGTGATCTTTAAAAAATTTACCTATACTCATTTTTCTATTTAAAGAAAGCGCAGTTAAACTATAACAATTAGCAACAGCATAAGCATATTTATCTTTAGTCACATAAATAATATTATTTTCATCTATATGTTTAAAATAATATATTTCACCTACATCATTTATAGCTTTGTAAAAATTAATACTATTAATACTAGGTATCATTCTTTGTAATTCTGAATATAAAGTACCTTTACTAAGTCTAACACTAGAGTCAAGATAATTTAAAATTAAATTACCTACATACATACTACTTGTAACTACAATTCGATTATCAGAATTTTGATATACTGTATAATCTAATTCTATTTTTTCACAGATTGTCCAACCTTT